TCGCAGCTGCAGGCCGAGGTCGAGAAGTCCAAGCGCACCGTCACGGGCATGGTCGATGGCATGGCCGGCTCGCTGGGGCGCCTGGGCACGCTGCTCGGTGGCGTGTTTGCCGGCGTGTCCGTCACGGCGTTCGTCGGCAAGCTGGTGTCCGTGCAGCGCGAATTCGACGTGCTCAACAGCTCGCTGGTCACGGTCACGGGCAGCGCCCAGGCCGCTGGCCGCGAGATGGCCTGGATCAAGACCTTTGCCAAGGACACGCCCTATGGGCTGGCCCAGGCCACTGAGGCTTTCGTGAAGATGAAGGCCTTGGGCCTTGATCCCACCCAGGCCAAGCTCACCAGCTTCGGCAATACGGCCGCTGGCATGGGCAAGAGCCTCATGCAGATGCGGCCACGGGCGAATTCGAGCGCCTCAAGGAATTCGGCATCAAGGCGTCCAAGCAGGGCGACATGGTGGCGTTCACGTTCCAGGGCGTCACGACCCGGGTGAAGAACTCGGCCAAGGACATCACCGACTATCTGGAGAACATCGGCAACACCGCGTTCGGTGGCGCCATGGAGCAGCGCGCCAAGACCCTGGACGGCGCCATTGCTGCCCTGGGTGACTCCTGGGACGAACTGTTCCGCACCATCAACGAGAGCACGGGGTTTTCGGAGAAGGCTGCCGGCGGCGTGCGCCTGGTCACGGACGCCATCGATGGGCTGGGCAAGATGGTCGAGAACCACCAGGGCGTGGTGATGACCTTCCTGGGTGCTGCTGGCGGCGCAGCCGCAGCGGCGGGCCTGGTGGCCGTGGGCGGGGCCATCGGCGTGGTCAAGGGGGCCATCGTCACGCTGGCGGCTGTGCTGGCCGCGAATCCCGTGACGCTTGCGCTGCTGGGTGTTGGCGTGGTGGCTGGTGCCGGCGTGGCGGCGGTCAGCATGTACGCCAAGACGGCTGCGGGTATCGAGGACGCGATTGCCACCTTGCGCGTCGAGAACGAGCGTTCCGAGGCTGCCATGGCACGCGCCGTGGCGGGTGGCCGCACGGCTGGCGCAGACAACATCGCCAAGACCATCGAGGCGCGCAAGGACCAGATCGCCAAGCTGCGGGCCGAGCTGGACATGCTCAACGCCAGCAGCAAGGGCGCTGGCGGCGGGCGTGGCTCCGTCAATCCGCCCACCGCTGCAGAGGCTGCCGCGAAGAAGGCCCAGGAAGATGCGGACGCTGAGCAGGCTCTGCTGGAGATCCGCCAGAAGCTCTACGGCGTCAACAAGGACTACCTGCCGCAGCTGCAAAAACTCAACGAGCTGCGCCAGGCCGGCCGCATCACGGAGGCTGCCTATGTCGAGCTGGTCAGCAAGCTGGCCAAAGAAAACTACAAGGAAGACGAATCGGCCAAGGCCCGTGCCAGCTCGGCCAAGCAGCTGCACACGGCCTATGGCAGCCTGGTCGATTCCATCGAGGAAAAGATTGCCGCCCAGCGCCTGGAGATCTCTGGCGGCGAGAAGTTGGGCGAAGCCGACAAGCTGCGCATCAAGTACTCGCAGGACCTGCTGGGCTCGCTCAAGGGGCTCAATGCTGGCGAGCGCGCCAACATCGAAGCCAAGCTCAAGACGCTAAAGGCGCTGGAGAAGGAAAACGAGGCCCGGCAGAAGGCCCTGAAGCTGGCCGAGGAAGAGCGCAAGTACCGCCAGGAGTGGATGACCACCCAGGGCAAGACGGTCGAGGAACTGACGGCCAGCAACCAGGCGCTGCGCGACGAGATCGAGCTGATCGGTCTGAGCGCCGAGCAGCAGCGCGTGGTGATTCAACAGCGGCAGCTGGCCATCATCCTGAGCAAGGAGCAGCAGCTGGCCGAGATGGAGCGCTCAGCCTCGCTCACCGGCACCATGACCATGGAGCATGCGCTGCTCCAGCAGGAAATCGAGCTGCTGCGCGAGCGCCTGGGCCTGACGTCCGAGAAGGACGCTCGTACTGCTTCTGCGGACGCTGTGCGGGCAAGCGTCACCGAATGGCAGCGGGGGGTGGAGCAGATCGGCCAAAGCCTGACAGACCAGCTCATGCAGGGTGGTCGATCCTTTGCCGAATACATGTGGAATCTCGCGCGCACATTGGTATTTCGTCCGATCATCCAGGCCATCGTGCAGCCAGTCGGTGGCTACATGGCCAATATGTTTGGCATCCCCGACGGGGGTGGAGCCCCAGGTAGTGGTTTGGGTGGAATCAACAGTCTCACCACGCTCTACAGTGCATTCACAGGGGGATTGACTGCAAGTCTGGGTGGCGCCATTGGATCGTTGGGTTCCTTGTTTGGATCCTCTGCTTTGACCAGTTTTGCCGCAGGCATGAAGGGGGCTGTGCTCGCCCCGGGGTTGATGGGGCCAACGACTGCGGGAGCTGGCGGGCTCATGGGGCTTGGCTCCAGTATCGGGGCAGCACTTCCCTGGCTTGCAGGTGGCCTGGCCATTTTCTCGCTGCTCAAGGGTGGCTTGTTCGGATCGCGTGGTCCCAACCACAGCGGCGGCGTCTATTCGACCCGCACCGATGACTGGGACCAGGCGGCGCAGCAGGCGCTGGGCAAGGATGCCTGGGGCAATGCCCTGGGTGACTTCACCAAGCGCGGCAACAAGGAGCTGGGCAAGCAGGTCGGCACCACCGTGGATGCCCTGATTGATGTCTACAAGTCCCTGGCCAAGTTCGCGGGTGGCACGGCCAAGGACATTGATATCGCCGCTGGGTTTGCCGTCAATCCCAAGCATGGCGACGAGGATGCTCACGGGTATTTCCAGATCCTCGACAAGGCCACCGGCTCGGTGCTGAGTTCCTACAAAAACCGTGACCTGGGCAACGACCCCGAAAAGGCGTTCGCGCAATTCGTGGCCGATATGGGTGGCTCGCTCATCGACCAGATCAAGAAGGCCGACATCCCCAGCTGGATGCGCAATGTCTTCGATGACATGGGCGAGGAGATCACGCTGGAGAGCTTCAACGCGGCCCTGCAGACCGTGGAACTGACGGGCGCCGCCATCGAGGGCTGGACCCGCAACATCACCAACTTCGGCAAGCTGGGAGACGAGGCCATTGCCAAGCTCATCAAGAGCGCGGGCGGTATCCAGGACCTGATCACCGGCATGGATGCGTTCTACACCAGCTTCTATTCCGAGCGGGAGCGTGTCGAGAACGCGGCCAAGGCGGTGGACAAGGCGCTGAAGGATCTCAAGATCGACATCGATCCACGCATGGGCCAGGACGCCAAGGCCAAGTTTCGCATGCTCATCGAGGACGCCATGGCGGCCGGCGACGTGGAACTGCTGGCCAAGCTCATCCCGCTGGCCAAGGAATTCGGCGCCGTGGCCGATGCTGCCGGGCAGGTGCTGGACACGCTCAAGAACGAGCGCCGGCAGCTGGAAGCCGAATACCTGCGCGCCACGGGCCAGACCGACAAGTACCGTGAGGCATTGCGCAAGCTGGCCACCGAAGGCATGAGCGAAGCGGAGAAGGCTGCATGGGACTACAACCGGGCCCTGCGCGAGGAGATCGCGCGCCTGGACCAGCGCACGGATCTGGAGCGCAGACTGCTGGAACTGCAGGGCAACACTGCCGAGCTGCGCAAGCGCGAGCTGGCTGCGCTGGACCCCAGCAATCGGGCGCTGCAGGAGCGCATCTGGGCCATCGAGGACGAGAAGGCCGCGCAGGCTGCTGCCTATGACATGTTCCGGCGTGCGGTGGACCGCGACCGGGAGGAACTGCAGCAGCGCGTATCCGTGGTCCAGGAGACCATCAACGCCATCGCCTCGTCGGTGGACGTTCTCAAGGGCGCTGCTCAGGAGCTGTATGGCACCGTCGATTCCACGGCGCAGCTCGCTGCCGCGCAGGGCATGGTCTACATCGAGCAGGCTCTGGATGGCGTGAGGTCGGGGCGCAAGCTCTCCGATTACTCCGACATTGGCGGGGCCGTTCAGGCGACCCGGGCCGGTCTCGCCTCCGGCGTCTATGCCACCGATTTCGAGCGCCGTCGTGATGCGCTGGTGTGGGCCGGCAAGTTCGCCGAGCTTGGAGATCTCGGGGAATCGCAGCTGAGCATTGGGGAGCGCTCCCTCAAGGCATTGCAGTCGCAAATTGAAAGCCTGGACGCCTTGACGAGACGCGCTGATGAACTGGTCAATGGCACCAGCATGCTCACAGGCACAGTCCAGGGCTATTTTGAGAAATTGTTGGCCGCACTCAACAAGACTGGCGGCGCAACTACCCCCGTCAACAAGCCCGGGACGGGTGGTGCAGTTCTTGGCCCTGGCGGAGGAGGGTCAAGCGAGGCCGAGGAATCCAAGTACTCGCGGCCTCGGGCTGATGGCTCTGGTGGGACCTGGTATGAGCCAGTCGTGGACCAGGGGGCGATTGGTAAGTTGGAAAGCTTGTTCGACAAGTACCACAGCTATGACGGCACGGGTGACCTGACCGGGCTGATGCGCGACATGCAAAAGGCTGGTGCAACGCTGTCCGATATGGAAGCGCTGTCGGGGCTGTATGCCCGGGACTGGGCGGAAGTCGAGCGTATCACCGGTATCAAGCTGCCTGCTTTCGCCAGCGGCGGCATGCACGCGGGCGGTCTGCGTCTGGTGGGCGAGCGCGGCTGGGAGGTCGAGGCCACAGGCCCGGCGCGCTACTGGAACCAGCAGCAGCTCGGCCAGGCCATGCGCGGGGGTGGTGAGAGCGCCGACAGCGCAGCGCTGATTGCCGCGTTGCTGGCCGAGGTCAGCGCCCTGCGCGGCGAGGTGGCGGGCCTGCGTGCGCCTGCCGAGGCCACAGCGCGCAACACGGCGCCAATGCCCGAGATGGCCGAACAGTTCGACCGTGTCACCAACGGCGGCAACGCCATGCGTGGGAAGGCAATCGCATGAACATCCTTGTGCCCAAGACTATCACGCCGGAAATGTTCATGGCCGGCACCACCATTCCCGAGGTCGATACGACCGTTGGCGAAGTGGCCTGGGTCAGTGGTTCGGATGCTGCCGTGGGCCTGCGCCGCGTGTGGAAGGGCTACACATACGAATGCGTCAAAGCCGTGGCTGGTGCGCCCGCCAACACCTACGAGCCGGGCACGCCCAATGCGGCCACATTCTGGGAGCGTGACGAAGGCGCGCCCACCAACCGTATGGCGCCGTTCGACAAATATCTGTTCACCAAAGCGCGCCGGGCCACGTCGCTGACCTATGTGCTGCGGCCTGGTTTTGTCAATGGCCTAGCCCTGTACGGCCTGGAGGCCGACAAGCTGACGATCACGGTCAAGGCGGATGGCGTGGACCTGATGCCGCCTGTCAATGCGCAGCTGTGGGAGCAGGCATTCGGCGAGTGGGAATACCTCTTCGGCGACCTGCAGCGGGGCACCTACTTTGTGCTCAAGGACCTGCCCATCCATCCGGGCATCGAGATCTCCATCACTGTGGCGCGCAACAACCCCGGGGTGGAGGCGGCCGTGGGATTCATCAGCGTCGGCAACTGGAAGCAGCTTCTGCTGCCTGGCCGCGAGCGCATGGGCGGCGCGCAGTATGGCGTCGAAGCCAGCACGCGCGACTACTCCTACGTCGATGACCGCAAGGATGGCACCTACACCGAGGTGCAGGGGCGGCTGGCCACCAACATCAATCTGAGCTGCGTCATCGACGCAGTGCAGGCGCCTGCAGCCAAGACGCTGCTGGACCAGATCCTGGGCAAGGCCGTGGCCATCGAGGTCAGCGACCTGCCGCGCTACGGGCACCTGGCGACCGTGGGCAAGGTCACCGGCACCGTGCGCTCGACCGATTGGACTTCGGCCCAGGTGGACATGCAAATCAAAGGCAACGTATGACCGACATCGTCAACATCCCAGACCTGCTGCCCATTTCGCAGTATCCCGCGCTCGGCAGCGCCAATTTCAATCAGGAGGCGTACAACTACGCCACCAGCGTCCCGCCCGCTGTCTCGCGCATGCGGGAGGTTGCCGTGGCCTGCAGAACCTGTGCCATAGCAGCTCGGGAGCAAGCTGATGCGGCGATGAGCTATCGCAATCAGGCGGCAAATTCCGCTGCAGCGGCCGAGGCTGCGAAAGCAATTTCGCAGGCTGCGGCCTCGTCGGCAGAGACGGCCAAGAATCAGGCGCAGAGCGCTGCGGCATCTGCTGCCTCCAGCGCGCAGGCTGTTGACCAGTACATGCTGGGTCCAAAAACAGTCCCGCCCACTACGGACAACCAGGGCGGGGCCATCAAGCTGGGCGCGATGTATATCAACGTGGGCAGCGATCCGACTCTCAATAACCGTTGGTACTGGTGGGGTGGCAATGTCCTGAGGTGGGTGCCTGGCGTTGGGGATTTGCCTGCGACGTTCATGCCGCGCGGAGGCGGTATCTTTACAGGGCATGTTGAGGTGCCGGCGGGGGCGACGGGCAACCAAGCGCCGCGCGCAAGTGAAGTAGTGAGCCGAAAGATCACGTATGCCGGCGTAGGCACAAACATGAACACCCTGCCGCTCGTAAACGGGGCATGGTCGGGGCGGGACTGGGTCAACGCCCCCTCTGCAGAATCTCCGTGGTGGTATGTCGAACAAATCGTCCACGAGGAAAACTATGTCACACAAACTTCTTTGGGATTGACTGACGCCACGCCGAAATACTTCCGTATTCAGGTTGGTGGTGTCTGGCAGCAGTGGCGGCGCATGCTTGATGCAACCGACCTGCGAGAAAAAGTCTTCGCGTCGAGTACCGGGGCTGGGCCTGGTGATGCAAAGCTTTATTTCCTCGATCCGTCAAAGGGCTCAATTCATCAGCTGACAGTGCAGTACAACACGTACTTTACGGGCGCATTGCGTGGAATAGGCGATCAGTTAACACTGCGTCTGAAATTCTCGGGCGGAGCATGGCCAATTAGTTTCAACACTAATTTCCGATTCCCAGCAGGGACTGTATTTCCTGCTTACGTAGCTGGGCAAACTCTGACACTGACCTTCGTTAATACAGAAGGTTCTTTTATTGACGCATTTATCGTGGGGGTTCACAACCCATGATAGCAAGATGGTTAATGTCCTCGGGTCGTGGGTTTTTTCTCACGATATCCTCCGACCTGTACCGCCCAAACCTGCGATCTATTGCAGATGCTGCAGGCTATGACGGTGTTTCTGAAGCGACTATCACCGTTGCTACTGGCGTGATTATCGCCGGCGCAAGTACCGGAACTTGGCCAGCAGGAAAACTCACTCTTGTCAATAACGGTGTTATTGGTGGAGAACCAAATGGAGGTACTGCCTTAAACGTGACGTCCCAGATAAAGATAACGAACAACGGGACGATGGCTGGAGGGGGCGGGTATGGTGGTCATGGTGAGGGTGCTACCTATTATCAAGGCTCTGGAGGTGGGTCAACATTTAGTGCAGAAGGCGGGGAGGGTGGTGCAGGGGCGGGTTATTTCTGGAACTCGACCACTCAAAAAATAAACCTTGCGACGTATCAGTCCGGTACTAACGGTCAGTACCGAGTGTACGGCGGTGCTGTAAGTGGAGGGCAAACTCCAGGATGGATACAGGCAGGCAATGGGGGTTCTGGAGGGGCTCTCGGGGAAATCGGAGGTGGAGGATCCCCTCACATAGCGGGTGGAGACTGCACTCTGCAATCTGCTTTTGGTCGTTCATCAGGCCAGGCTGCCGGATATTACGTACTAGGAAACTCAAACGTCACATGGCTTGTGACTGGGACTCGCTCAGGCAATGTTGGTTAAACAAGGAGGCTGTATGGAATACTGGATAGACAAAGAAACAGGCGAATATCCGCTGAGTGTTTCTGAAATATGGCGCCGGCACCCAAATACGATGATGGCCCATCATCTGGAACGCTATGCACTCGTAGAGCTGGCTGAAATGCCTGCATACGACGAAGCCACGCACAAGCCCGTCGAAATCGAGCCTGTCGAGATCGACGGTGTGTGGCGACAGCAGTGGTCCGTCGTGCCGCTGTCCGAAGAGGAACTAGCCGAGTTTCAGCGACAGCGCGAAGAAGCTGCAGCCGCGCTGATTCCGAAGTCCTGCACGCGCCGGCAGGGGCAGCTTGCACTGCTCACCCATGGGGTGCTGGATGACGCCGAGGCAGCAATCGCAGCGATCACGGACCCCATGCAAAAGCGGGCCGCGCAGATCGAGTACGAGGCCGACACATGGGAGCGCGCAAACCCGTTCCTGCAGCAGCTCTGGGTCCAGCTTGGCGGCACGCCTCAGTCGCTCGATGAGGCCTTCGCACTCGCTGTGACGCTCTAGGAGGGCCAATGCAAGACGATTTTGGAAATGAAATTAACCCCTACACGGCGCGCACCATCACCGCTCGACTCGATGAGGGCGATGCGCGCATGACGCGCATTGAGGCAGAGCTGCGCGCAAACACCGAGGCCACGGAAAAGGTCCGTGCCAACACGGCTGAGATGGTGGAGTTTTTCGCTGCGGCACAGGGGGCTTTCAAGGTCCTCAACTGGATCGGCAAGGTGGCCAAGCCCATCACCTACATCGTGATGATGGCCAGTGCTGGCCTGGCCTTCTGGAAGGCGTTGACCATCGGCGGAGGTGGGCGATGAACGAGACCCTGCGCAATCGACTGCTGGCTACGGCCGCCGGCCTGGCTGTCACAGCTGCCGGCGGCTATGTCGCTACGCAGGAGGCCGGGACCAGCCCCGCTGTGACGCTGGCCCGCGAGATCGGACTGCACTACGAGAGCAGTGGCCGGCATATTGGCACGCCCTACGTCGACCGCCTGGGCAGGGGCCAGCCGCTGACAGTTTGCGCGGGCGTGACGGGCCCCGAGGTGGTGGCAGGGCGCTACTACACCCCCGAGGACTGTGAGCGCCTGGAACGGCCCAAATACCGCGAGGCCGAGCGCCTGGCGCGGCGCGCGTTGCACCACTGGGACAGCTACAACGTGTGGGTGCAGGCCAGCTTTATCGACATGGCCTACAACGTGCCCTCTGCGCTGTCTCCTGACACCGCGGTCATGCGGCTGGCCAATGCCGGGCAGCTCAATGCGGCATGCGAGCAGATGCCGCGGTGGGTCTACGGCACCGTGAACGGCGTGCCCACGCGGCTGCCTGGCCTTGTTGATCGCCGCGATGCCACCCGCGAGCTGTGCGCGCAGTGGGGCAGGGACGGGCATTTCAGTGCTGGCCTACTGGTGAGGGCTTCGCAATGATCAGCCCTCTCTCAACTCACTTGGCCGCCGCCATTGCGGCCCTTGCCATAGGTGCTGGGGGCGCTTGGTGGACCCAGGGCCAGCGCTACGGCCTGCAGCTGGAGCAGATGCGGCACCGGCAGACCACGGCCGAGCTCAACACTACCCGCCAAGCCGTCACGGACATGGCCGGATTTCAGAAAGGACTGACCGATGCCCTCGCAACCTTCCAAGCAACGGGCCAGCGCAACGCGGCCGCGCAGCAGGATCTGGACCGCAGCCTGCGCGAGCTGCGCACTGCTACTGCAGGCATGCGGGGCGACTTTGCCGGCCTCCCCGAGCGCATCGCTGGAGCTGCCCAGCCCGCCCTTGCTCAGTACGCCTCAACCTGCACAGCCCTACTCGAAGGCCTGGCAGACAGAGGTGGACGAATGGCAGAGCGCGGTGCAGAGCTCGCGCGAGCGGCTGATGGCCACGCCGCTGACGCCGAATTGATGCTAGATGCTTGGCCAAAGCGCTGAATACGCTATGGCGTTTGAGTTATGTTGCTTTGCTCTGTATCTCCAGCATCACTGTCAACGAACGGATCTTGAAGGTCTTCTAATATCGTGCTCCGATCGCAGTGACGCAAGAAAAAATACAGGGACGAGTCAATGATTTTCATCACTTTGCCGCCTCTGTCGTAGTCCACAAACGGGGGTCTTATTTTCTTGTTTATCTGGTGTTGAGTTATGTTGTGTAGAAAAGCTCCCAAATCACCAGATCGCACGTCGTCGGGTCTGTGATGCATTTTTCGTATTTCATCAAGAAGTGTTGATCTGAGTAATCCTACTTCAATGCTAGAAAAATCGGTTGTTAGTAGTAATTTTATGAAATAATATGGGAATGCTAAGGAAAGCTTCCCGCTTTGATTGCTTGTTTTTCGAGTTATATCGACGAAAGATTCGAAATTTCTAATGTGCCGCACTCCGTATTCAGTGGTTTTCTTGTTTATTGCATCCTTTAGATTGGTACTTGTTATTTTTCGTGTCGAGACACCTGTGTGTGTTATGCCGGCGGAGACACAGCAGTATTTTAGTAGCTCTTGCACAACTCCAATACTGTCAAATGATCCGGAAATCAATGCGTCTTCGACCTCTGAAAAATCTACGTTCAGTAAAGACTCTCCCTTTCGTATGACCTTTTTAAAGTCATCGACGCTCCAAGGTTCAACGGGGATTTCTGTAATTCTGTCAAGGAGATCGCCGTTGAACTGGACAAGTCTATTTGCCTCTCGCCATATTCCGAGAATAATAAAAATTATTCCGTGGTCCTGAAATACTCGCAAATCATATGCAAGAGTTTCTTGTACTTCTAATGTCAGGTAATGGAAGTTTTCAAGTATTAGGTATTTTTTTTCTTTGTGTTGCTTGAGTATTTCAGAAACATCTTGAGCAAGTTCTAGATTGTACTCAACATATGTCTCTTTTATTGTGGTTCCACTCTGCTTTTTGTCCGTGACTTCAGCGGCTGCTGATGTATCACCAATGAATGGTATTTTTATTCTGAAGCCAGCTGAGAGCTTCCCGCCATGTTCGGATTTGTCTTCTGTGGTTTCGCTTTCAACAAACTTGATACCAATCTGCCTGAGAACTGATTTGTAGATGTCAATTGGCTGGGTTTGCGGGGAGCATTCAACTTTTACATACTGGCTTTCCTTTAGGTTCTTTAGAATTAAAGATGTTTTTCCTTGTTTAGATGAACCGTAAACGATAACCTCATTTCCATCGGTTAGTGCCTCTTTGAAAGCTTTGTCAACACTTTCGCGTTCAATATAAGACTCAATTAATTTGCTTCGAACGCCAAATACATCGTTTGTTTTGTAGGTCATGATTTTGGTGGAATGGCTGATTTTTGGTGATGCAGAGTTTTGATGATTGCTTGAATATGATTTGTGAATTTTGAAGGTCACGTATTGGCAGTTCAATGAAATTTTTGATCCTACACCTGCCATCGTATCTAAGAAGTCTATGAGGTTTTATCAGGATTTTGCACTAGAGTTGTAGTGTCTGTTAGCTTGTCGCGGTGAACATACGATTCGCTACCAAATTATCAGAAAGGGGCGTTGGAGCGTTCAACAGACACTGGTCCTAAGCCGCTGTAAACCTGATCTCCGTCCAAGTCGGTAACGATAAACCAATCGGGGAGGACTTCGTTGATGGAGTAGTGCTCTGGCCGCCCGGGCAAGAGTTTCACTTCCGGTTTGCCGAACCAGCGTGGCATGGTGAGCAGAGTGGGGAAAAGCTCCACTTCAAGAGGCATTTTCATAACCGTCTCCTTGGGGTTACGTCCGTGCGATGGGGATGTCGCGCAACTCGGTGGTGTACAGGGGCGTCCGCCGGTCCTGGCGCATGCCCCAGCCCGACTCCTGCAGCGCGCTGGCCATGCCCACGGTGCCTTTGCCGTATCGCGCGTTGAGTTGGTCCATGGCCTCCATAAGGGGGCTGTGGTCGCGCGCATAGGCGTTGGACTCATCGAGCAATGAGGCTTGCTGCACGGCCACCGGGGAGAGATCCAGTAGCATCACCCCGGCTTTCGCCAGCTGATAACCGGGCTCGTAGATCCGGGCTATCCCGCGCGCAGCAGCCCGCACCAGCAAGGCGGTGTCACTGCTGGGCTGGGGGAGCTGGACCGTGGTGCTGCGGGCAAAACGTGGGCCATCCCGGAATGGGCTCGTGTGCGCAAACACATGCACGGCGCCGGCCCTGTGGTCTTGTGCGCGCAGCTTTTCTGCCGCGCGCTGGGCAAAGGCGGAGACAGCCTCGACCACCGGCGCCAGGTCGCTGACCGGACGGCCAAAAGAACGCGTGCAGGCAATCTGCTGCTTTGGTGGTGGCTCATGCTCCAGCCCCAGGCAGGGCATGCCCTGCAGCTCGCGCGCTGTGCGCTCCAGCACCACGCCAAAGTGGGCGCGCAGCAGCGGCTGTGGCGCGCAGGCAAGGTCCCAAGCCGTGAAGATTTTGTGATCCAGCAGGCGCATCTTGATTCGGCGCCCCACGCCCCAGACTTCGCTCACGGGGACGCTTTCCAGTAACGACTGCAGCTGTGCCGGTGAAAGCTCGGTGAGGTTGCATACTTGGGCCAGTGAGGCAGGGTAGCTGCCAGGCCGGCGCTCCGCGTCCTTGGCCACGTGGTTTGCCAGCTTTGCGAGGGTCTTTGTCGGACCGATGCCGATGCAAGTGGGGATGCCGACGCCCCGCAGAATTCGGTCACGTATGGCCCAGGATCGGCGCGTCACGTCGCTCACGCCGGCCAGGCCTATGAAGCACTCATCGATGCTGTAAATCTCCTGCTCTGGCCCGAGGCCGGCCGCGAGGGACATCATGCGGTCGCTCATGTCGCCGTAAAGCACAAAATTTGCGGACAGGGCGACAAGGCCCTGGTGGATGCGGTGCTTGATCTGGAAGAAGGGCTCGCCCATCTTGATGCCCAGCGCCTTGGCTTCTTCGGATCGAGCGATGGCACAGCCGTCGTTGTTGCTGAGCACTATCACCGGCAGGCCCTTCAGCGCTGGGCGGAACACGCGCTCGCAGCTCACGTAGAAATTGTTGCCGTCCAGCAGGGCGAACATGGCCTGATCTCACAATGTGCGGAACGACTTGACTGCGCATGTCACCACGCCCCAGATCTCCAGCTGTTGGCCTTCTTTCGCACGGATGTCTGGGTATGTGGGGTTCTCGGCGCGGAGCATCACCTGGTCATACCTGGCCCAGAATCTTTTGCATGTGAAGTCGCCATCAACTTCAGCCACAACGATGTCGCCATGCTGGGGGCGCAAGTATTTGTCCACCACCAACAGGTCGCCATCGAAGATGCCCGCCCCGATCATCGAGTCGCCGCGGACACGCAGCAGGAATGTGCACTGGGGATGCTTGACCATGATCTTGGCCAGATCGATACGCGCACAACTGAAGTCTTCGGCGGGGCTTGGAAAGCCCGCGCGTACCGGGCTGCCGGGAGCAGGCAGCGGCGTTGAGGGCATGAATGCCGCAACCGGGCTTGTGGGGATGATGATGTGGGGCATGGTCGAATTCCTTGTGCTGTATAAATATACAGTAACCATGCTTTCCATCAAGCCAGCGTGATCCCTTGCCGTGGCGTAGATGACCCAGCGAAGCAAGGGGCGGACGCCTCATGTAAGTAGAATGGTGCGCTTCCGCCTCTATTAGTTGGTGGGGCGAAGTAGGTGAGCGCTGTAGGCTATTGATTTGTAAAGGTGTAATTTTCCCTTACAAGGCGTAGGTCGGCGGTTCGACCCCGTCAGCACCCACCAAGAACAAAAGGCGAACGAAAGTTCGCCTTTTCTATTTCTGCCACTGAAAGACAGACCATGTTCGAATCCATCCGCAAGCATTCCAAGTTCGTGATGATCTTGTTGTTCTTGCTGATCATTCCCTCGTTCATCTTCGTGGGGGTCAACCAGAACTACTTCACCGAATCCAGCGTGATCGTCGCGCGTGTGGATGGACATGAGATCAAACAGGCCGACTGGGAGAACGCGCACCGCATGGAAAGCGACCGCCTGCGCGCCGAGAACCCCAACGTCGACCCCAAGCTGCTGGATTCGCCGCAGGCGCGCTACGCCACGCTGGAGAAGATGGTGCGTGACCAGGTGCTGGCCGCTGCCGTGCAGAAGATGCACCTGGCCGCATCCGATGCACAGCTGGTGCGCACGCTGCAGGAGATTCCCGCGATTGCCGCGCTCAAGAAGCCGGATGGCTCCATGGATGCCGAAGCCTACCGCGCCCTGGTCGGATCGCAGGGCCTGACGCCTGAGGGCTTCGAGGCCAATCTGCGCCGCGAACTGTCCATGAACCAGGTGATGGGTGGCGTCACGGGCACGGCCTTTGCGACCGACGCCCAGGTCAAGCAGGCCATCGATGCGTTGTACCAGCGCCGCGAAGTGCAGGTGGCACGCTTCGAAGCCAGCGCCTACGCCAGCAAGGTCCAGCCCACCGAGGCCGACCTCAAGGCCTACTACGACGCCCACACCAGCCAGTTCCAGCAACTGGAGCAGGCCAAGGTGGAATACCTGCTGCTGGATGTGCCCAGCATCGAGGCCGGCATCACGCTGAGCGAAGACGATGTGCGTTCCTACTACAACCAGAACGCCGAGCGCCTGGCCGGTCCCGAGGAGCGCCGCGCCAGCCACATCCTGATCAACGCATCCAAGGATGCCCCCGCGGCAGAGCAGGAGAAAGCCAAGGCCAAGGCCGAGGAATTGCTGGCCGAGCTGCGCAAGGACCCCAAGCGCTTCGCCGAGCTGGCCAAGGCCAACTCGCAGGACGGCGGCTCCGCTGCATCGGGTGGCGACCTGGGCTACTTCGGCCGTGGTGCCATGGTCAAGCCGTTCGAGGACGCAGCCTTCGGCATGAAGGTCGGCGACATCAGCGACGTGGTGCACAGCGACTTCGGCTACCACATCATCTCGCTGGTGGACATCAAGAAGCCCAAGGCGCCGAGCTTCGAGCAGATGCGTCCCAAGCTGGAGGCTGAACTCAAGCAGCAGCAGGCGCAGCGCAAGTTCGCCGAACTGGCGGAAGGCTTCTCCAACGCGGTCTACGAGCAGTCGGACAGCCTGCAGCCCGTGGCCGAGAAGTTCAAGCTCACCGTGCAAAAGGCAGACCATGTGACGCGCCAGCCCGGCCCCAACGTCAAGGGCCCCCTGGCCAATCCCCGTTTCCTGGAGGCGCTGTTCTCCAGCGATTCGCTCAACAACAAGCGCAACACCGATGCGGTGGAGCTGGGTTCCAACCAGTTGGTGGCCGGCCGCGTGGTGGAGTACACGCCTGCCCGCACGCTGCCCATGGCCGAGGTCGGCGACAAGCTGCGCACCCTGTATGTGGCGCAAAAATCCGCCGAACTGGCCAAGGCCGATGGCGAAGCTAAGCTCGCCGCATGGAAGGCCAAGCCTGACGCGGCGCAATTGCCCGCAGCCAAGGTGATCAGCCGTGACCAGCCCGAAGGCCAGTCGCGCGAAGTGGTGGACGCTGCCCTGCGTGCGCCTACGGCCCAGCTGCCTGCGTGGACGGGTGTTGACCTGGGCGCGCAAGGCTATGCCGTGGTCAAGATCAACCGCATCGTCGAGCGTCCGGCCGATGATGCGCAGGCGGCTGCCGCGCAGAAGCAGGACTTCCTGCGAAGCTCGGCCGTGGCGGAAGCTATGGCATACTACGAGCTTCTCAAGAAACAGCTCAAGGTGCAGATCAAGGTCCCGCGCCCCTGA